GCATTGAGCAAATGAGACTAAAGGACATTCTAAAGGCAGCAGGAAACAAGTACGCCACCGTAGCCTCTGACGGCTTGGAGGGCAGCGATGTAAAGGGATTCATCTCCACGGGATCGTATGCGTTCAACGCCCTGTTGAGCGGTTCCATCCACGGTGGAATGCCGGACAACAAGATCATTGCCCTTGCAGGTGAGCAAGCCACGGGCAAGACCTACTTTGCCCTGAATGTGGTGCGTGAGTTCCTGAACTCCGATCCCAACGCAATGGTGATGTATTTTGATACCGAGCAATCCATTACTTCCGATCTACTGCGGGATCGTGGCATTGACACCGACCGCGTGGCTGTGCTGCCTGTGGCTACAGTTGAAGAGTTCCGCCACCAGTGTGTGCTGTCGGTGGACAAGTACCTTGAAGCAGACAAGGACACTCGCCCCCGCATGATGATCGTGCTTGACTCGCTTGGAATGTTGTCCACCGAAAAGGAGATGAACGACACCGCAGAGGGCAAGAACACCCGCGACATGACTCGCGCACAGGTCACGAAGGCGGCGTTCCGCGTCCTGACCATCAAGTTGGGTCACGCACGGATTCCCCTGCTGATGACGAACCACACCTACGATGTGGTGGGTGCGTATGTGCCCATGAAGGAGATGGGTGGCGGCAGCGGTCTGAAGTACGCCGCGTCCACCATCATCTACCTGTCCAAGAAGAAGGACAAGGTGGACAACGAGGTGGTGGGCAACATCATCCACTGCAAGGCGCACAAGAGCCGCCTGACCAAGCAGGACAAGATGGTGGATGTGCAGTTGAATTTTGAGACAGGACTAAACAAGTATTACGGACTCCTTGACATTGCGCTGAAGCACGGTATCTTTACGAAGGTGTCCACAAAGATTCAGTTGCCCAACGGTAAGACTGCGTTTGAATCGCAGATCAACAAGAACCCCGAGAAGTACTACAACGAAGACATCCTACGGGCTATTGACATTGCTGCCAAGAAGGAGTTCTGCTACGGCAAGGACGAAGCAGACAAGGCAATGGATCGTCTGGCTGAACTTGATGAGGAACTTGGACTAAATGAGTCAAACTGAAAAGACAATCCTGTCAGGACTGCTGAACGATTCCGATTTCTGCAAGAAGACCATTCCGTTCTTGCAGGAGGAGTATTTCCTTGATCGGGTTGATCGTGCAGTGTTCCGTTCACTACAGGATTTCGTGAATGAGTACAAGGGCGTTCCCACCAAGGAAGCCCTGCTAATTGCCTTGGAAAACAACAAGAGCCTGACTGAAGACGAATTCAGCAAGTGCAAGTCTCTTGTTGGTGAGATGGGCAAGACAGTCAAGCAGGACACCAAGTGGAAGTTGGACACCACGGAAAAGTTCTGCAAGGACAAAGCCATCTACAATGCCATTCTTGAATCCATTCAGATCATTGACGGCAAAGACAAGGCACGAACTCCTCATGCCCTCCCCGAGATTCTGTCCAAGGCATTGGCTGTGTCGTTTGACACCAATGTGGGACACGATTTCCTTGAGGACTACGAGGCTCGTCACGAATTTTACCACAGGGTTGAGCGGAAGGTTCCGTTTGACTTGGAGATGTTCAATGCCATCACCAAGGGCGGCATCTCTCCCAAGACCCTGAACATCATCATGGCAGGAACAGGTGTAGGCAAAAGCCTGTTCATGTGCCATCATGCCGCTGCGTGTCTCATGCAGAACAAGAATGTTCTGTATATTACTCTTGAGATGGCAGAGGAACGCATTGCCGAGCGCATTGACGCAAACATCATGGACATTACTATGGATGAACTTGCTGATCTGCCTTTGGAACTTTATGAAAAGCGATTGAAGTCTTGCACACGGGGAGTTTCGGGAAAACTCATCGTGAAGGAATACCCTACTTCATTCGCCAATGCCAATCACTTCCGTATCCTTTTGGACGAGTTGCGGCTGAAGAAGCAGTTTACTCCCGACATTATTTTTATTGATTACATCAATATCTGCTCTTCGGCGCGTTTCAAGCACGGCAATACCATTAACTCCTATGGCTACATCAAGGCTATAGCAGAGGAATTGCGGGGCTTGGCAATGGAACGGGATGTGCCTATTGTGTCTGCAACTCAGGTCAACCGAGCAGGGTTCTCGTCCACCGATGTTGACTTGACAGACACTTCAGAATCTTTCGGGCTTCCACACACCGCTGATCTGATGATTGCCTTGATTACCACTGAAGAATTGGAAAAGGCAGGGCAGATCATGGTAAAGCAGTTGAAGAACCGTTACAATGGCAAGGCTGCAAACAAGAAGTTCATCGTGGGGCTGAACTACGCCAAGATGAAGTTCTACGATATTGATAGCAGCGTGTCCGAAGACCTGATGGACGCAAACATCCAAAAGGGCAAGGACGATGGGTTTGGTTCAGGATACGGAGCGAAGGACTTCACCGCGAAGTTCGGCTCAAAGCGCGACACAAGTGATTGGAATATTTGATGTCCACTTATATTGACAAGAAATACATCAACATGGTGTCGCCTCAACTTGAACGCTTCAAGTGGAAGAGCGCGAATCTTGCAAATTGCCGTTGTCCTATTTGCGGTGACTCGCAAAAGAACAAGAGCAAAGCCCGTGGATTTTTCTTTCCCAAGAAGAACGACTATTTTTTCAAGTGCCACAACTGCGGCATCGGGCATTCGGTGTACCGTTTCTTACAATTCATTGCTCCTGCATTGGCGCAGGAGTACGCGCTTGAGCGGTGGCGCAACGGCGAGAACGGCAAGAGCAACTATGTGAAGCCTGACGAAACGGCAGTCGCTCTGCCCAAGGCTGAACTGCACCTGCCAAAAATTACTTCACTGCCCGAAGACCACGTTGCACGACAATATTTGCAAACTCGGCGCGTTCCCGATCTTGACCGTTTCTATTTTTCAAATGCCTTTGGAGATTGGGTTCGCTCTATTGACCCTACATACACCACCATTCCTAATGACGAGCGTATCGTCATCCCGTTTGTGAACAAGCGGGGAGAATTGGTTGCAGCCCAAGGACGGTGCCTAAGCGGTTCCAAGAACGCTATCCGATACATCACCGTAAAGTTCTGCAAGGACGGCAGAGCCATCTACGGCGAGGATCGGTTGGATTACTCCAAGAGGGTTTATGCGGTTGAAGGTCCGATTGACTCTGTATTTCTCAATAATGCTGTTGCTCTTGCTGGGTGCGAACTCGCTCACGCTACTAAACTTTTCAGTGATTGTGTTGTTGTTTACGACAACGAGCCTCGTAATGCAGAAATTGTCAAGAAGGTGGAAGAAGCCATCCGTGGTGGATACACCGTATGCGTGTGGTCTGACAGCGTAGACCAAAAGGACATCAACGACATGGTGCTTGCGGGGCGTTCGCCGCAAGAAGTACAGCAGATCATTGACGAGTGTGCTTGCAGCGGACTCACCGCTCTTGCCAGATTTTCACAATGGAGAATGCGATGAGTGAATGGAAGAGCAATCCAATGAATGATTTTTGCAATACTGAAGTCGGTAAACTTTTGCGTGATCGTATAACAAATATGGATACAGAGACAAGATTGGAAGCCGCTTCCATGTGTCAGATGTTTTCTTTTTGGAACGAAATACAAAACACGCTGATAGCGGGTGCAGAAGAAATTAAAAGATTGAAAGCGCGTATTTCTGAATTGGAGGCTGCAAATGAGCGTTAAGAATGTGATTGTGTTGGACAACGGTTTTGTGCAGTATGTGGATCACATGGGTGATGATCTCACCATAGCCAATGCTGCGCGTGTGTCGTTCAACAAGATGAGCGATTGGGAAGGCGAACAGCACTGGACGGGTTCCATCAGCGGCAAGAAGTTGTCTGACCGTGATCAGAAACTCATTAATTACCTTGCCAAGCACAACCACTGGACTCCGTTTGCCCATCCACAGATAACCCTGCGGATCAAGGCTCCCATCTTTGTCCGCACCCAACTTTTTAAACATAAAATTGGAATGACAGAGAATGAAGTGAGCCGCCGATATGTGAGCGATCCGCCAAGCGTGTATTTTCCACGATGGCGTGGCAAGCCCACAAACGGTGCCAAGCAAGGGTCGGAAGACTTTATGCCTATTGATGACGATTACAACACCGTGAATCGCCACTACGAACTCGCGGTTCGGGAGGCTTTGCTTACCTACGATGAACTCCTGAAGCGCGGCGTGGCTCCTGAACAAGCGCGGTCGGTGCTGCCGCAAGGCACATACACCGAGTGGTGGTGGACGGGTTCTCTTTCAGCGTTTGCCCGTGTGTACGCACAGCGGTCGGATCCCCACGCACAATGGGAATGCCAGCAGTACGCACACGCAATCAGTGCCATTGTGCAACCGCTTTTCCCCCACTCTTGGGCGGCTTTGACTGTGAAAGCACCCCTCCCTGAAGCCTAAATACAGGGATGACCGACTTTTCCGATTCTTCCAAGCC